TAGCAACAGGCGGCGGATTAATCTAATCTGATTAATTTTTTTTTGGAATAGACTATGGCATTGAATTTATTTGGTTTTACCATTGGTAAAGAGAATAAGGCGCTAGGGCAATCTGTAGTATTGCCTACGCCTGATGATGGTGCGATTTTAGGTAATGCTTCAGGTTTTTATGGAACATATCTTGGTTTCGATAACATCTATCGTAATGAAGCTGATTTAATTAGAAAATATCGTGAAATTTCAATGTATCCTGAATGCGATAGTGCAGTTGAGGACATTGCAAATGAAACTATTGTATTTGATGAAGATAAAAAAGCAGTAGCGTTAAATTTAGATGACTTAAAAGTATCAGACGCAATTAAGAAAAAAATTCATGCAGAGTTTGATACTCTTTATTCATTATTAAATTTTGACCAAAGAGGATATGAACTTTTTCGCAGATGGTATATTGACGGAAGACTTTATCTTCATAAAGTAGTTAATAATGCCAATTTAAAAGATGGCATTTTAGAATTAAGACTTATTGACCCTCGTAAGATTAAGAAAATTAAAGAGGTAGATAAAAAGGTTGATAAAAATAATAATACTGTATATGAACAAGGTTCAGAATACTATGTTTATAGCGAAGCAATGCCATCAACACAAGGCGCACAGCAAGCACAACCAGGATTTAATGATGTTAGATTAACAACGGATTCTGTATGTTTTGTGCCTAGCGGTTTACTAGACATGCAATCAAATCTAGTTCTTTCATATCTACATAAAGCGATTAAACCTGTCAATCAATTATCATACATTGAAGATGCTCTAGTTATTTACAGAATTTCAAGAGCGCCTGAAAGAAGAATTTTTTATATTGATGTTGGTAATCTTCCAAAAACAAAGGCAGAACAATATTTAAAAGATGTTATGAATCGTTATCGTAGCAAATTAGTCTATGATGCAAATAGTGGAGAAGTGCGTGACGATAAAAAACATCAAGCAATGTTAGAAGACTTTTGGTTACCACGAAGAGAAGGTGGTAAAGGAACTGAAGTTACAACATTGCCTGGAGGACAAAATTTAGGAGAGATTGATGACATTGAATACTTTAGAAGAAAAGTATATCAAGCATTAAATGTTCCTTTAACACGAATGAATCCTGAATCAGGATTTCAATTAGGTAGAGCGACAGAAATTAGTCGTGATGAAATTAAGTTTACAAAATTTATTACAAGAATTAGAAAAAAATTCAATCATCTTTTTAATGACCTTTTGAAAACACAGTTACTTCTTAAAAAAGTAATTACAGAAAAAGATTGGATTGAATTTGAAGATAAGATTAAATATTCTTATGTTAAAGATAATCATTTTTCTGAGTTAAAAGAAAATGAAATCTTAACAGCAAGATTAAATTTATTGGGCGATATGCAAAATTATGTCGGTCAATATTTTTCTAAAGAATACATAAAGCGCAATGTTTTGCGTTTAACTGATGCTGAAATTGATAGCATGAATCAGGAGATTGAACAAGAAAAAAATGACCCTGATATGCTTCAAAAGAATGCTGGTAATGAAGAGCAACAATCTGGACAACCTCAATCAGTTGCAACACAAGCAACATCAGGAGAAGTTGGACATATTGGTATTGATAACACAGGCGTTGGTTCTGAAGAAGAATAAGGGGATAAGCAATGAATGAAAAAATAAGAGACATGATTGATGCTATTGGATTGGATAAACCTGTTGAGGCAGAAGAGTTTTTCAAACAGGCAATTGCCGATAAAGTTTACAATTCAATTCAAGTAAAGAAACAAGAAATTGCACAAAGTTTATATAAAGAACCTACTGAGGGTTAATCTTGAAGTTTTCAGAGTTCAAACTTTCTTTAGAAGAAGCGAATGCTGAAGAGAAAGTTATTAGTGTTGAAAAGATTGGTAAGAAAAAAAGTGTTGAAGCAAAAATTACCAAATTTGAAAATGTTTTTCGTGTTTACATTAATGGTGAACACATACCAGGAAGAGATTATTCAACATTAGAAAAAGCAAAACAGGACATTCGTGATTATGAAAAAATGATTGAATCTAATAATTCAGTCATTCAAAATTTGTTAAGTATAAATGAATTAAATGGAAGTATAGTCATTAATTTTGACAATAATAAAAAAATGGAGGTTGACCCATTGAGTGCGATGATTGTAAGTAAACTATATAAAGGGTTGAATGAACAAGCTCAAGAAAAAATTGAGAAGTTTATTCAAAAGTCTCCAGATAATTTTAATAAGATTTTAGTTTTTGCCACACAGAAAATAAAGGTATAGAAATGAAATTAATTTCAGAAGAAGCCTTAGAGGTTAAATTCCTTAAAGAGGAAAAATCTGCTGATAAAGGATATTGGATTGAAGGTATCTTCATGCAGACAGAAAAGAAAAATAAGAATGGCCGTCTTTACGAGAAAGAAATTGTTGAGCGTGAATTAAGTCGTTACAACGAAGAGTTCGTAAAGAAGAATCGTGCATTCGGAGAGTTAGGTCATCCAGATGGTCCTAACATTAACCTAGAGCGTGTATCACACATGATTAAAGATTTGCGTTTTGAAGGTACCGATGTTATTGGTAAAGCAAAAATTATGGATACACCATACGGCAAAATCGTAAAAAATTTGATTGATGAAGGTGCCGGTTTGGCAGTTTCATCGAGAGGCATGGGCTCTCTAAAAGAGAAAAACGGGGTTCAACTCGTTCAAGATGATTTCTATCTTGCTACTGCCGCTGATATTGTTGCTGACCCAAGTGCGCCAGACGCATTTGTAAGAGGCATCATGGAAAATAAAGAATGGGTTTGGGACAACGGTATGATTAAAGAAGTGCATATCGAAGAATATAAGAAACAAATCCAAGGTGCAAAGCGAAGAGCATTAGAAGAAGCAAAACTAAATGCTTTTAGAGATTTCCTCTCAAAAATTTAATTTTATAAATATTTTAAAAATCGAAATTCAAAGGAGCTTAACATGTCCGTAGAAAAGAAAATTCGTGACATTCTTGAAGGTAAGAAAGAAGCCGAGAAATTGGCGGAATCTGCTATTGAGAATAAAAAAGACGAAACCATTTCTGAAGAACAAACTGAAGTTGTTGCTGAAGAAAAGAAAGAAGAAGTATCTTCTGATAGTCAGTTGGATGAAAAGAAAAATTATAAAGAAGAAGATGAAATGCCAACACAACTAAAGAAGAAAGAAGATGAAGCATCTGACGAAGAGGAATCTGAGGAAGAAGATGACGAAGAAAAGGCCAAGAAAGAAATGCCAATGAAAGAAGAAGCATCTATTGATGTATCTGCTGATGTTGATGCATTGGTTTCAGGTCAAGACCTTTCTGAAGAGTTTAAAGCAAAAGCAAAAGTAATTCTAGAAACAGCAGTCAAAGTAAAACTTGCTGAGGAAACTGCAAAACTAGATGAAGAATATAGCAACAAGTTAATTGAAGAAGTTCAAGTAATTAAATCTGAATTGACAGAAAAAGTTGATTCATATTTAAACTATGTTGTTGAGCAATGGAACAAAGATAATCAATTGGCAATTGAGCGTGGTATTCGCACAGAATTGGCTGAAGAGTTTATCTCTGGTCTAAAAGGATTATTCCAAGAACATTACATTGAAGTTCCTGAAGACAAGTATGATGTTCTAGCAGACCAAGCAGACAAGATTACTGCATTGGAAAAGAAATTACAAGAACAAGTTGATGCTAATGTATCATTAAACCAACAAGTTGGTTCACTCAAGCGTGAAGACTTAATTAAACAAGTTGGTTCTGGTCTAGCAGATACAGACTTCGAAAAATTAAAAGGTTTAGCAGAGCATGTAGATTTTACAGATGAGCAATCATTTGTTAAGCAAATCGAAACTCTCAAAGAATCATATTTTACAAAACAAGCTGCAAAATCTTCTGTAGTGGAAGAAAATCATGGACAAAGTGCAATTGAAGAATCAAATCCTGTCATTTCAGCGTATGCAGCTGCGATTACTCGCAAAAAGTCCTATTAATAACCACAAAGGAGAAACAGATGTTTTTATCTGAACAACTACAAAAGAAGTGGGCGCCAATCATTGAACATGGCGAACTACCTCCAATCAAAGACGCTTATCGCAGAGCAGTTACAGCAGTTCTTTTAGAGAACCAAGAAAAAGCATTGCGTGAAGAGCGTGAGTATCTTACAGAAGCTGCTCCAGCAAACGCCGCAGGTGCTATGCCTGATTCAGGCGGTGTTGCTAAGTTCGACCCTGTGCTAATCGGCCTAGTTCGCCGTTCAGCACCTCAGTTGATTGCTTATGACATTGCTGGCGTTCAACCAATGACACAACCAACAGGTCTAATTTTTGCTATGAAGTCTCGCTACTCTACACAAGGTGGTACTGAGGCTCTATTCAACGAAGCAGATACAGACTTCGGTGGTACAGGTACACATGCAGGTTCTAACTGGACTTCTGGTACTGATACAACTGGTACAGGTCTAGCAACTGCCGATGCTGAAGCATTAGGTACAGCAGGTGCAGGAACATTTAACGAAATGGCTTTCTCAATTGAGAAGACAAGCGTTACTGCAAAGAGCCGTGCGTTGAAAGCAGAATACACTCTAGAATTAGCACAAGACCTAAGAGCAGTTCATGGTCTAGATGCTGAGACAGAGTTAAGCAATATCCTTTCAGGTGAATTGCTTGCTGAAATCAACCGTGAAGTTGTTAGAACAGTTTACGCAGCTGGTAAAGCAGGTGCAGACCTAACAACAACTCCAGGCACATTTGACCTAGATGTTGATTCAAATGGTCGTTGGTCCGCAGAGCGTTTCAAGGGTCTATTGTTCCAAATCGAAAGAGATGCGAACCGTATTGCTCAAGAAACACGCCGTGGCAAAGGTAACATTCTAATCTGTTCAGCAGATGTTGCATCTGCATTGAACATGGCTGGTGCTTTAGATTATTCTACAGCAACAGGTAGTTTAGAAGTTGATGACACAGGCAACACATTTGCTGGTACATTAGGAAAGATGAAAGTATTCATCGACCCATATTCAGCAAACGGTGCCGCAACACAATTCTATGTTGTTGGTTACAAAGGAACAAATCAATATGACGCAGGTTTATTCTACTGCCCATATGTTCCTCTACAAATGGTTCGTGCAACTGATACTGGTTCTTTCCAACCAAAAATCGGTTTCAAAACACGCTACGGCATGGTTGCAAACCCATTCACTTCATTGACTGCTGGTCAGAATGTATACTACAGAAAAGTTAAAGTAACTAACTTAATGTAATATTGAAGTAGCCCTCGTAGAAGGGAATTAAGAAGGGAGCAGAAATGCTCCCTTTTTTTTATCTCATAAATAGTAATATCATACTCTAGCGAGAAGAAGAATGGCATTTATCAACACACTTAATTTCAATACCTACGATGGACAAGCAACATCAGGTACAGGATTTTTACAACCTACTGCCTTTAAATTTCAATTAGACCAAGTTGCTGGTGTAGTTTACAATTGTCAAACTGCAAATATTCCTGCTATCAATTATGGTTTTGCTACAGTTGCAACACCAAATCTAGACTATGCAATTCCCGGAGACAAAGCAAATTTTGGTGAACTTCAAATTACCTTTTTGATTAGCGAAGATTTTTCAAACTACAAATCACTATATGATTTAATTCGTAAACAATCAAAATTTTATTCTTCAGATGAATATTTGGCATACACTAGAGCAAACGAAAAGGAAAAATATTTAATTCCTCAAGGTGGTGTTCCTGGAGGAGAAAAAGGTTCAAATATACAAGCATTATTGACCGATGCTACTTTATCAATTCTTGGTTCAAATAATGCCGTAAAAGCACAAATCTTTTTCCGTGATTGTTTTCCTACTGGACTAGAAGGATTGGTATTTGATACTACCAATACCACATTAGATTATTTGGTAGGTACTGCTTCCTTTAAATTTAAATACTATGATATTGAAATAATTTAATTTTTGTGTTATACTGCCATTGTCATAAGTGGTAATATAACTTTTTGGAGAGATTATGCAATTAGATGAGTTACAAAAACTTTGGTCAGAAGACTGTCGAATTGACAGCACACAATTGGGTCACGAAGCACTCAATACGCCCATCCTACACGCCAAATACATCAACATCATGTCTAGTATCAAATTACAGTTACGAAAGGCTGTGAGCGATTATGACCGTTTGCGTAGAAATAAATTTAGATATTATCGTGGTGAAATGAGTAAAGATGAATTATCTACTTTAGGTTGGTCACAATGGCAAGGAACAAAACCTCTTAAAAATGAAATGGATGAATTTCTTCAAGGCGATGAAGACTTAATTAAACTTCAAGATAAGATTGCTTATATCGAAGCAATTCATTTTCAGTTAGAGCAAATTATAAGAAGTATAAACTCAAGGGGTTGGGATATTAAATCTGCAATCGAATGGGCAAAATTTACTAATGGGATTGTAGGATAATTGTCTGATTTAAAGATTGCTAAAAGAAACGAAGTTTTCTTAAAAATTGATTGCGATGTAAGCACAGCATACGAACTTCAAGATTTTTTTACTTTTCAAGTTCCTGGCGCACAGTTCACACCACAGTATAGAGCAAAAATGTGGGATGGAAAAATTCGTCTTTATAATGTGTGGACAAAATCAATTTATGGTGGTCTTGTTAATCATGTAATAGAATTTGCAAGGCAAAGAAATTACACTATTGAATATCTTGACAATGAAATTTATGGAGGAGTAAAACCTAAATCATATATTCATTCAAAAGATATTACAGAAAAATTTATCAAGTTTCTTAATCTTAGAAGTAAAGGACAGGAGATTGAGATTCGTGATTACCAATTAGATGCGGTATATCATGCTTTAACAAACGAAAAAGCATTATTGCTATCACCTACAGCATCAGGTAAATCTTTAATCATTTATTGTTTGATTAGAGCAATTCAAGAGTTAGACCAACGACCAATTTTAATTGTTGTTCCAACAACATCTCTTGTTGAGCAAATGTATAATGACTTTAAAGACTACGCCTCTGATAGCGATTGGAATGTAAATGAGAATTGTCATAGAGTTTATCAAGGTAAAAGTAAATACACAAATAAACCTATTACAATTACAACTTGGCAGTCTGTATATCAAATGCCAGCACAATATTTTCAAAACTTTGGTGCTGTATTTGGAGATGAAGCTCATCAATTTAAAGCAAAGTCTCTCACATCAATAATGGAAAAATGTGTTAATGCTTTATGGCGCATTGGTACCACAGGAACTCTTGACGGAACTAAAACTCATAAACTAGTATTAGAAGGATTATTTGGTCAAGTTAAAAAAGTTACCACAACAAAATCTTTGATGAAAGAAAATACGGTAGCAAAATTACAAATATATTGCATTCTTTTAAACTATCCTGATGCTGTAAAAAAAGAATTAAAAGACGCTAAATATTCAGAAGAAATTGATTTTCTTGTTAAGTGGGAAGCACGAAATAACTTTATTAAAAATCTTTGTTTAAAGTTAAAAGGCAACACTTTAATATTATATCAATTAGTAGAAAAGCACGGAAAGATTTTGTATCCTTTAATTGCTTCTAGTGCCAGAAAAGACCAAAAAGTATTTTTTGTTTATGGTAATACAGATACAGAGACTAGAGAAGAAATTCGTGAAATTACAGAAAAAGAACATGATGCTATAATTATTGCGTCATATGGAACTTTTTCTACAGGAATTAACATTCGTAATTTACATAATGTTATTTTTGCTAGTCCATCTAAATCTCGAATTCGTAACTTGCAATCAATAGGTCGTGGTTTAAGAACAAGTGATACAAAAGATAGCGCAACGCTGTATGATATAGGAGATGATTTGTCTTGGAAGTCAAGAAAAAACTTTACATTAGAACATATGATGGAAAGAATTAAAATTTACAATGAGGAAAACTTTGAATATAAACTAATAAAGGTAGACTTAAAATGAACGAAACTATCAAAGCACTAAAACTTACCAACGGGCAAGATGTGATTGCGTTTGTTCATGAAGAAGATAATAAAGTTGTCATCACAAATCCTGTTGTTTATAAATCTCAGTATTTTCAAAAACCGGACGGCGGATTA